AATACTATCTGTATAAAACTCATCATCACCATACATGAAATGAGCATCGGCTTGATCTAACCATCTTAATGCTGTTTTTTTATCAGCACCTAATGACATTACATCAGCAATGGCTTTGTTTTCCATAGCTTTTTCTTCAGCTATTTCTTTTTCATTTTGCTCACACAAATCATTAACAAAATCCTCTAATTCTTGATTAGACCACTCAGAGAAATTATAACCACGAGGACGGATACCATACACATCTTTGTATAGATCTGAAACCCACATCATTACATCATTTCTTTCTTCTTGATTTTTAATACTAACTTTACTCATAACCTTTATTTTAAATGCCCGAACTCTCGAACACCATAAATATACGAACAATTTTTGGCTTTTCCAAGTCCTTGCATGGAAGTCTTTAATAAGTTATTTGATTATCGTTTCCTTTATTTTTTAATTTTTGTAACCTTTTATAATAATTAAGACGAATATTTTCTTCACTATCTAAAACACCATCTTTATTAAGATCAAATTTTTTTTCTAATTCGTTTAATACTTTTTTCTTTTTCCAAGAAGAAACATCTGGAGATTTTACTATATTTGATTTTTGGATTAAATCTTTTAATTCATCATTATTTTGGTCTTCAGGAAGTAAATCATCAGCATTAAACTGTTCATTGAAGTCTTGCATCTCTTCCTCAGTCCAGTAGCCATCGTCTTCTTTGTCTTCTAACCCATCGTTTAAAGTTGAATCCCAATCATTATCCTTTTCTTCAATTACTACCTTTTCACCATAAATGTTTTCTTTTGTTTTAGGGCGTAATTTTGCAAATGCAAAGTTAGCAGCAATTACAAGAGCAATGGCTAAAGGATCAAATACAAATATAATAGTTAACAAAAGATAATTAATAATTTTATCCATTGGAATCCCAGTTAATCCTGAAAGATATTTAAGTGGGCCTAATTCTCCAGCTATGTCATTTCCAGTTGATACTTCTACTATTTCAGTTTCATAGTCAAATAATCTTTGGTTTAAAGTATCTACCTTAGAATTAATTTGGGTTTGACGATTAATAGCTTGATCTAATTGTTTTTCTAATGATTTACGAGTAGATGAAGATGTGGTAGTTATTACTACACCTTCTGCGTTTGTATATTGGATTTTATTGTTTGATAAACCGGCTCGTAAATCAGATACGGCCTCATTAATAGTACTTTTTTCCGCGTTATATACCGCTAACTGTTCCTTAATATTATCTCGTTTAGTTTCTATCAACGCAATTTGAGCATCTATACTTCCTGCTTTAGCCGCTGTTTCTTGATAAGCAGCAGATAAGAAACCATAAATACCCATACTGGTAATTAGTATTAACACAAAACAAGCTATTGATAAATAAGTTTTAAGTAAAAATGGTAGGGATTTTCTATACTGGTATAATAATGAAGCTATAACTAATTTAGCTACTTCTAATGATGCTGCCATTACTATAACTGCAAAGGCTGCACCCGCAAATAGCTTACTTAAACCACTTACTGAATAAAAAGCAGCAGAAGCACTAACAGATAAAGCTGAAAGTGCTATAATAAAAGGGAATATCCTTTCTTGAATTTTTCTAAGCATAATTTTAAGTTTTAGTTTCTAAAACCCTTATGCTTATCTATACGATCCAATATTTTATTTAATTCTTCCATTTTAATTAGACCCGCCATAGATGCGTTTTTAAGGGCACTTATTAACTGTAACACCATAAATGGTACAATAACTACTTCAGATAACCAAGCTGTTCCTGTAAATCCTTTTTCTACCATTAAAATTACTGTTAATATAGCTAACCATACAAATGTACTTCTTGTTATTTTAAGTGCTTTATAAGTTTTAAATCCTTCTCTTTTTATTCCCGCCCAAATACCAAAAATTCCATCTAACCATAATACAGCTACTACAGCTAAATATTGTTCCATGTTATCCATAGATAAATTTAAAAGGTATGTACACATATAGGTGCAAAATGATGTTATCCCCACTATTGTAATTTTAGTTTGCATTGTTATAAAGTTATTAACATTTCTAATAATTCCTCTTGAGGAAACATATCAAATTTATCTTTTCTAGTATTAGTATGTGTCCAAGTACCTTTTACTTTTCCGTAATAAGCATCAGGATTAAAATCAAAAGCTTTAGCTCCCTTTTCTTTAATTAGAGACGGGAGACCTTCTCTAACATCAATATTATCTCTTTCAGCTATCCATAGTAACCATAATCTGATAGCTTCAATTTGTTTATCTGAGTATTTATGCCATGTTTTATGATTTCTAAATGGTTCTTTTAAAGTAACTATTTGAGATTCTTCTACTCTAGTACCTGCATATGTTTTACCATTTATAATATACCCAAAATTATTTACTTCAATACCTACAGAATGTGTGTGCATGTGTTGTGAACCATTTTTTCCTAAATGCCAACCATAGGCCCCTTCAGGAAAAGCTTGAACCATTTTTCCATCATACTTATTGTCATTTCCTTTTACTGATTGACCACCTAATACAAATTCGGTTGCTACTGCACCCCTACTATCTCTACCCCAATGGTCAATTGTTTTAAATGGGTTGTGCCAACCTGCTGTATGGTGTAAAAAAACATATTCTTTATTTGTGGGTCCATTTTTATATTCACCTTTAGGTAAAAAATATTTTTCAACAACTAATCCATTTTCTGTAGTATAAATTTGTTCTGAGGAATCTGTTGTAGCTAATCCCATAGCATCCCATGTTGCAGGACCTACAATACCATCAGCTACTAAACCGTTTTCAGATTGCCATTTTTTAACAGAAGATTCGGTACCTTTACCAAATATTCCATCAGCTCCAATTTCTAGAAATTCTTGGAGTTCTTTTACTTCTTTACCACGTGAACCTACTTTTAATAGCATGTTTATAAATATTAAAATTGATTAGATAATCGAGTTTCTTCAATTGTTTCTTGTAATTCTTTTAAGGTAACAGGACATTCTAAATCTAATCCTGCTCTAAAAGATTCTTCTAATATACCATCTTTAAAAATTAATATAGTAGGAGCCATTCTTACTTTATATTTTTTCTTTAGTACTGGGTTAGAAGCTAAATCACATCTATAATAATGAGTAACATTTTTTAATTTATTAAATTCTTTAAAGGAATTATCATTATTAAATTTAACCCAGAATTCAATTATTACAATAGAACTTTTATCATCTCCAAATGGAGATTTTTCGTGGATTTTACTTTTATAATCTTCATCACCAACCCAGTCTTGAGCTTGGAGATTAAAACTAAAAACTAAAAAGAAGAATAAGAATAAGTTTTTCATATTATTTTCTTTTTTGAAGCTCATATAATCTCTCATCAATTTTTTCTAACTGAGATTTTATGTCTTCAACATCATCCTGAGTATCCATAATAGTTGATCTAATAAGTTCATCTTTCATATCAAACTCCATTCTTTCAATCTCAGGTTCAGGAAGTACTTTTGCTTTTTCTATATCTGCTTGTAATGTAAACCACATACCAATAACGGTTGCTATAAAAAATACAACAATCCCTATGGTTTTTAAGTCTAGTGTAACTTTAGTATTTTCTCCTATTTGTTTAGCCATCTTATCCTATTATCTAAATGTATAATTTAAACCAAATGTAGTTTGGTATAACTGACTATCCCACATTTTGCTATACTCCCCTTCAACAAAAATACCTAAATTTTTACCTACTTTCCAACCTAAATTAGCACCAAAGTTATAATCAGACCATTGTTTACCTTCTAATAAATTATTGTGCCCTCCTTTACCCCAATTATCTCTATGTAAATATGAAAAATCTTCATCACCCATTACATAATGATGATATGGTAAAATCCAGTTAGCATAAGCATGCAACCAAAATTTAGATTCGTAATGATAAAAGTCAAAACCTATAATTGGAGCAATTTCACCAAATCTACTTAATTGAGACCATATTTCATTATTATAACGATTCATTAATGAAGGAAATACATTTTCTCTAAATGATAAATCTGAGTGGGCTACTTCTTTACCATTAGGATCTACCCAACACCAGTCTTGAGTAGTATCACCATTTTCTGTTGTTTGGGTATAAAACACATCATCATATCCATATTGATATCCTAAAGTATACCAAGGATTTAATGCATTACCTGTATCATCAGTTTCATTTAACCAAATTTCTATTGGATTATAACCATAAGGTCTATCATGAGTTCTAAATATAGCACCTGCAGATATTGAAAATTTTTTACCAATAGGTAATCTAGCTCTAGTTTCAGCTGATTGGTATTTTAAATTAATTCTATCAACTTTTCTACTTTCAGCTTTAACAATATGATATTT